GATACCGGGCCGAGTACCCATAGATGTTGACTCGTCGGCAATGATGAACCGACCCATAGGCGAGCGGAAGATCACTGGCGCATTGTTGGCCGGAGACGTTCGCAGCGTAGGCTCGAACATCAGAAAGCCATTGCCAGATGAGTCGGAATTGAGGTCAGCGGTCATGCGCTTTAGTTCGCCATTGACCTCAAACCAGTCGCCTGCCTTTGCAAGCCCGTTGGTCGATGTCGGCAGGCCGTCGATGATAAGCGTGCCGCCTGTCTGCGATGCACCATTGACTAGCGCACAGCGAGCCGAGGATACCCACGAGAGAAACTGGAAGTCGCCCGCAGCGCGTCCCGAAATGTAGTCGTAGAAGGACAGATGCGTGCTTGTGCCAGACGCGGTGAAACTGTCCACATACATTCCGGCCGACGTGCGCGTTGCACCGTTTAGAACATCTGTCGCACCTTGCGACGTACCAGCCTCCATCGAGGCTCGAGCGTTGCCCTTACCAGCGGCCAAGAGCATCCGTATCGCGTAAGGAGCACTCGCAACAGTAGTAGCGGCAGACTGATAAACATAACGGTCGCCAGTAACGCCAGTGCGAGTGAGGCGCAAACCAAGATGGCTATCAGACGAAAGGACGAGTTCAGCATTGCTGGAACTGAATCCAGTTGTATTTGTAACTGCTGCATTGTTGGTCAGTAACTCTGGGCAGGAGAAAGAACCGGAGAGGGTATAGGCGGGATCGGTAAGCCATACGCGATTGGCACGGCCTCGCAGGATAGCGATCAGAGACATCAGTCGTCGTCGCTTCTGATCCGACACGCTGCGAAAGGTCATCCGCACGCCCCAGCGAGTGCCGGGACGCGACACGGTACGCACTGCGCCAGAGAGCGGCGATGCGAACACTGCCGTGCTGTCGAACAGGCTCCACTCTACATCCGACGCAACAAGGTCGGGCGGCAATACATAGTCTGTCATCGGCCTATCCCATAGCGTCTGTCGAGTTCGTCGAATATGCGCCGGTTGTTCTCCGCGAGGATACCCGGCAGCGCATCTTGTAGATCAGCACTCGCACCGCGAGCGTCGATATTGTAAACCGGCGAGACGGTAACTCCGCCCATTTTGTTATTGGGCACGATGTTGCCAGAGGTGCCAGGCACGAACATCTCCGGCCCGCGCTCGCCGACCAGATACGGGGTGCCAGCAGAGACCGAGCCGCCCATTGCGCGTGGGATTAGCGCACCGGCCAATGCCCCAAGGAATCCGCCCTTACCAACGAACCCTCCGAACAACGATTGCAAGATGGTCGCTGCTGCGGCCTCTGCAATCATGCGGCGAATCACGTTTAGGAAGCCGGAGAGCATACCCTTTAGGCCGTTCTTAAACGGATCAAAAAGGAAGTCCGCAAAACTCGACTGGATGCTTTCGGCTGCTGCCTTGGCAAACTCTTGCATTTGGTCGGTTGCTTTTTTGAATTCCTGCACTGGGGTTTTTTTACCAGTGACTTCAACCTCGGGGAGTATGCGGTCGAGATATTCAGACATCCTCGACTCGGCAAGCGACTGCGATATTGTGCCAGCCTTGAGTTGCCGATCTATCGCCGCGCTGAACTCTTTGAACTCCATAACCGTTCTTTCGATCTCGGTCATGGTCAGATCGTTATCGCGTCGCAGACCTTCTAACAACTTGGCAGAAAGGGCAGCCGCCTCTTTGTCTCGCTTGCTTTGTAGTTCCGTCATCTGTTGTCGGAACTTCCACTCGTTTTCCATTCTATTGAGTGGATCTACTTTTGGCGCACGGCCACGCCTTCCACCTTCGCCTTTACCAAACTGTGAAGGATCTACAGGCTGTGCAATCAACCCAAGATCGCGCCCAAGTTTGGTTGTCGCCTTTGCTGCCTCTGCAGCGAACTTCACCACTTCCGTGAAGCCTTTGATTATCGTTGTCGTGAATGAGTTGGCAGCGGATACTAACGCCGGATCTTTTAGCGCCTTGTTGAAGTCGTCAAGTGCGCGTCGTCCTTCTTCTGTCTTCTTTGCGGCTTCGGTAATTTTACCGAACGCGCTCACAAGGATCGTCCCGCTCAAAAGGCCGAAGGCAAGATTCACAGCGCGGGCGGTTACTTTTGCCGTCCGCTCCAAGGTTTTCATTCCCTTGAGTGCGGAGTTGATCGCAACTTGCGTGCGGTCAACCGCTGTGAGGACTACTTGTGCTTGCGCCATGATTTCTCCTGCTCTTCCGCTTCCAACTTACAGGCCGCCAGAAGATGGTAGAAGTCGCTCTCTGTCATCTCAAAAACTTGCTCGGGGAGGACGTGCAGCCGTAGCGCGAGAGCATAAATCGCTCGGAGATGCCCGTCCTCTATTAGTTTTTTTCTGCGTCCTCAATGCTTGGAACTGGGGTGTTCATGGCCGACACGATCTCCGCGATAACCTCGGGATCGTAGTCGTTCATCAACTCCATGCGCTCGGCTTTGCTGAACAGACGCTTGCCCTCGATATCCCTAGCGCGAACGATCAGCGTGATCGCCATCGCCTCTAGGTCTAGCACGGTTTCGTCGCCTTTCTGCTTTGCCAGCATAAAGATTTCACGACGCTCGGCGAGCGTCATGTCCGGCCAGAAAAACACAGTCGTTTTCCAAGCCGGTACAGGTATCGCAACGAGCGTCTCCGGCTTGCGCCGTTCAGCGAATTGCGATTTCGCCTGTTCTTTCCAGTTCATAAGTCCTCGCTATATCAAGAGGTGGCAGCAGTCAGAGCACCGTTGCCGATGAAGTTAAAGGTGACTTCCGTGATCGCACCGCGCTGCACATTGCGCGTGATCTCGGTCACGAGAGCATTTCCGCTGTAGCGCGTATCGCCACTGTCCACGCCCTCTGGCGCGAGCACGAGCGAGACGTTAGCACCAGGAGCCAGAGCGATCTGCCCAGTGGTATCCGTCTCGTCCCAAAATGCCGTCACAGAGCCGTTCCACGAGGTGATCGCGGTCACGTTGTAGGTCTTTGCCGTATCCGAGAGGGTGGTGTCCTCGGCGTACTCCGCCGTCGCGGTGAACGAGAAACCCGTCACCTCGGCGACAGTGTTTGCTCCAACCCGAACCACGCCTTCCGAGCCATGATGATTTGCCATGTTTTATCTCCTTACGAAATGATAGTCCCTGCGTCTGTCTCCGCAGTCCGGTAAGACACACGGAACTGCATTCTCGCCGACCCTATTGGCGCATCGCCGCTAAAGTCGAGCGTCACTTGCGTGTCGCTTAACACGCAATCCTTTACCACGCCACCGAGCGTATTGTCCGCTCCGATGGCGTTCTCGACTGCCTCGCACAATCGGTCGAGGCGGTCGTCTAAATAGTCAGAGTCTCGCGCCACGCATTCGACGACAAGATTTAATTCTCGCTCGAACTTGCGAGGGTATGTCAGCGTGGTCTGCGGGATCGCCTCGGCATTGGTGTAGACCAGCGCCATTGATACCGTGTCGGCAGGGATCGGATAGACCCGCGACTTCGACACCGTATCGGCGACCGCTGCGGTTTGCAGCACCGAGACCACGGCATTGCGTACTTGTGTGCGTGCGTGTGCCATCAGTTGCTCACCTCAAGCAAGATGAAGCCGCCGTTCTCCAGCAGCATATTGGAGCCGTCTTGCAGAAGCAGATTGTTGACCGTCGCGATTTCCAACTCGGTCATGTATTCCAAATGCAGCACGGTCATACCCGTGCCGTCTGCGCGAAAGTTCCGAACCGTGTAGTTCCGGCAGTCGATAATCACGAAATCGCCGACCACTGGCTTGCACGGCAGCGTTGCCGTAGGAATGGTCAAGATCGGCGTGCTGCTTGCGAATTCAACCTCGGCAACGTCAACGCCTTGGTAGTTGTTGTCGAATATGCCGACAATCGGAAACCGCGTCTTGCGGTTTTGGTACACAGCCGATGTGCCCCAATCCGTCGAGGCCACCATCGACAGTCGATCAAATGCGCTCTCAAAACTCATGGCGCAGACAAGCCCGTTGTGATTTCGAGGACGAGCACAGTCATGCCTGTGCCATCTGCTCGGAAATTGCGGACGTTGTAGACCTCTTCGTTGTAGTAAACCTTATCGCCTTGCAGTGGCTCAAAGGGCAGCGCAGAGGTTGGCAGCGTGATCTGCGGCTGATCGCTGGCAAACTCTGGATCGGCGACATTCACGCCTTGATAGTCGCTGTCGAATATGCCGCGCATGGTATAGCGCGTGCCTTGGTTCTTGTAGATAAATGTCACCGCCGCATCCGATACAAATGCTGAGCGGTCGAATGCGCTTTCAACTGGCATACGTCACGCTCCACATTTCGCTGGTTGAGGTCGGCCCGATCAATCGCACCGTACCGCTGAAGGTCTCGCTAAACAGCCGATGCCACTCCGGGTATGGTCGCGCAGAAGGGTGTAGGTTCACACCGTCCCACCATGTGGGATAGTCGGCTGCGGCAATGATGATCGTCCCACGGCAGACGCGCTCGAGTTCTCGCAGCCCCGGCACGATGTCCGGTTCCAGAATGTGCTCGATTACGTCGATGCAAGTCACTACGTCGAACGACTTGTCGGCAAAGGGTAGGCTCGTGATGGTGGCGTTTTGCACATTGCCGCCACACAGTTCCGGCACCGCCTCTGTGCCTATAACTGGATTAAAGCCCATTACAGCGGCCTCGCGGATCAACTCACCCCTACCGCAAGATACGTCCAGAAAAGCCCCCTTATAGGCTCTCAATGCGGCACGGACAGGGTGCAGTCTATCGTCGGCCATCGCGTAGTGCGGATAGCGGCTATAGACGTCGCGGTACTTTTCAATCTCCTTTGCGCGGTCGTCCACGTTTCGGCTGCTCTGGCTGGAAGAAAGACGGGCGGCTGTACTCGACCGCCATGCCACGGCCCACAAGCCACTTTCCGAAGGTCGGGTCTACTTCGACCACCCGGCCACGTTCAAGCGTTTGCCCGTTGTAAAGACGGGATCGGATCATCTCGACTTTCATAATCCTTGAAATACCTGTGTTAGACAGCCAGAAACCACTCGTACTCGTTCGGGTTCTTTCATGTAGTCCCGAACCTTGATCCATGCTTGCACGTTGGAGATACCTTCCTCGACGCGCAGATCGCCTAACTTGCTGTGCCAGTACCGCCGGTTGCTCATGTAGTTGTCGCAGCCGCAGATGTATATCTGGTCGAAGCCCATAAATCCAGCAATCCACGTTGCCGTGCCGCCGGAGAATCCGAAGTCGGGACAGATTCCCGACCAAATATCGCACGCATCCTTGTGGTGCGAAATCACTGGCGCATGATCTTTCAACAACGGCCAGAGTTCTTTGTCTTGGTAAACAATGTAATCAAGAGAGAGCAGGAGAGCGTGCTGATTGACTCCAACCAACACGCCCCCCTGCAATAACAGTGGCTGCACCGCCTTGATGTCTTCCACCAAGGACGGGCCACCACCGAGGACAGCGCAACGCTGCCCACGATGGCGACCCTCCAATGCGGCTAGATCAATCACTCTTAGGTCGTGACGATCTCGTTGCACTCGGCGAACGACTCGGGGTGCCGCACGGCGAAGTCGCAATCGTGGAACGCCACGACGCGCACCGTACCGGCATTCGAACCGCTGTACTGATCGACGAGGATGTCGATACCCGACCACTGGCCGATGAGCAGATCGCTCCACACACCAAACAGCATGGCCGAGAGGCTGGAACCCGAACCCTTCGTGAGGTTCGACGGAACCTGCTGCGAAACGTAGATCGGGTAGCCGTACAGGTTCGCCATATCCGGGCCGAGGATGAAGTTGCCTTCCACTCCGCTCGTCTGCCGAGAGGTCGTGGAGAGTTTCGCCTTCACCTGTCCGTTCGTGAGGAACGCCGCAGAGCCGGTCAACGCGTTGTCCGTCTCCACTTCCTTCACGAGGTTCACCACCATCGCCCAAGTCGGCGCAGCACCGTTCGTGCCGAGCGTCACCGAGCCAATGCCAGACGTGTTGAGCACGCCGGTCGGCTTGTTGCTGCCCGAGCCAGCGACCGCAGCACCGTCCATCGCCACGGCAATCGAGGTAGCCAAGTCATTGCGGACGAGGTTCTCGATGTCAAGCGACGACTGGAGCATCAAGCGGCGGCTGATGTCAACGTAGGCACCGAGGGTCTTCGGCGACATCGTGACTTGATCGAACGCCGGAGCGTTGGTGCTCTCCGTCGGTGCGCTGTTCTCGGCGACCCAGTAGGCCGAAGAAGCCGAGGTCTTGCGCGGGATGGCAACGTTACCGTTGAGGCCCGTGAGGAACTGCGCGCCGAGGGTGTTGAGCACCATCTTGTTACGCAGCACGTCGATGAACGACGCAGCCAGCAGATCGGTCGCAACGAGGTTGCCCGCCTTCGCCGTGCCAGAGGCCGTCGAGGTGGTCAGATCGCGCTTCCCGTACAGCACATCAACCGGAATCAAGAGACCGCGTGAGGTGCGGCCTTCCTTCTTCGCGGCGGCTTCGGACACTTCGAACTCGAAAGCCGCGTCCTCTTGGGCGCGACGATCCTGCGGGTTCGACAGAGCCTTGATCGCACGGACGAACGAGAACGAACGCACTTCCTTATCGGAGAGGCCGACCTCGTGGTCAACGTTCAGCGGCTTGGAGGCCACCTTGTCGAGCAACGCGCCACGGAACTGCTCGATCGAGGCTCCGTCACGAATCGCCGACTCGCCGAACTCGCGATGGTTGTGACGCGAGGCCAGATCCATAATCGCCGAAACGCGAGCGCGTTCGGCCTTTGCTGCATCCTCACGGACGCTGTTGATTTCGTCAGACATTTTTGTCTCCTTGACAATGATTTTAGGTTCGGCAACCGGCGCAGTGTTGATCGCACGACCAACGCCGACGCTGGTATCTGCCGGGATAGATACGATACTGATTTCGAGCGGCATCCAACTGACTGCGCGGAAAACCTCCCGGTCTCCTTGCTTTCCGTCCGATACCATCTCGCTGATAACGTAACCGACAGATACGTTTGACCGTATTCCATCCTTTACGTCCTGCCAGATTTCCTCGGCTCGCGCACTTTTCCCAAAGCGCACGACAGCCCGCGCCACGCGGTCTGCTCCGAGGCTGATCTGCTCCACGACGCCGACTTGATCGGCCATCTCGTGATCCACAAGCAGCGGCGCACGGCCACTGCCAATAAACTCCATGTCGATTGAGCCGGGCGAGTGGTCGAGGATTTCCATTCCCCAGCCACGGTCGACCGCCATCTCGCTCGAGAAGGCTAACGTCGCACGACGCTGGTCTTCCATGATGGACGCACGCTCAAAGATCGCCGAGCGGAATACACGCTCGGTCGGCCCCTTGCGCTTGGCAGGGCCAGCGTAGTCCTCTTCATACGGTTCGTTGCCGTACATATCCTTGGGACGCTCGCCCTCGGCGAAGATTTCCTCGCCATCTTCGGCGGCTTCTTCCAGCGCCTCGATAGCCTCGTCCGCTTCCTCGCTTTCGTCCATGTCGTACTCCGACTTGGCGAATGTCACGGTAACGGTTGCCTCGTCCTCGACGACAGCGACGACGTGCCTTGTTTCTACCTTGTCCATATTTCGTCCCTCATCTTCACGATCCAGTTCCGCGCTTTTTCGATTAGCCCAACTCTGGCCGGGGTCTCCGCCCCAGAGTGCCCACGCGATACGTCCTGCGGACGGGTAGCCCTCTTCGCCCGGACGGAAGCCCTCGGCTTCTTTGTCGATTTCGTGTCTTGCAAAGTAACTCACCATCCTTCGGATCGTTTCGGGCGAAAGATTCGCTCGATTCTTAATGTCCCGAGCACGAGCAACGCCGACCTCTGTGCCGCCGCGTCCGAACTCTTCGCGCCACTCTAATCCGCGAGCGGCTTCTGCTGCCATTGCCTCGGTAGGCTTTGTGTCAACAGCCATTACTCAAGCCTCAAGAACGATTCCGCCGTCGTCGTCAATGTTAAGGCTACCACACGAACCGTGCCGTCGCTGCCTTTGACCTTGATCGTGAGCGTGGAATTGTCGGTCAACTCAAACACCATGTCGCCGTTGCTGCTTGGCGTAGCCGACGCTGCGGGTTGAATGGTTACCGCATTGGAGTTTTGCGTCGACATTGTGCCAAGGCCACTGACTGCGGTATTTGCAATCGCAATCGACGTGTTCGATGCGGCAGTCAATCGACCCTGCGCGTCTACGGTGAATGTCCCAACTTGGGACGCCGAACCGTAGGACGCTGCCGTCACTGCGGTATTGGCGAGCGAGATGGTGCGATTCGCAGACAGATCGCCGCCGCCGCTCAACCCTGTGCCAGCCGAGATGGTCGTGGCAGA